TAAATGTATTCACCCGTGATGCGCTGTATCGTTTGTCCACCGATGACGAGGTCCGCCCATTCTATGAGATGAGAACACACCGACGGTGGCCAGTAGACGTCGTTAATGCTTTCACTTTCATCGGGTTCAGGGTCTGACAAAGTAATCTTCAAACTCAGGGTACGAATGAGATCACCTTTGTCGTGTGGTATTCTACAGGACACTTCTTGTCCAAAGTCAATGTCTCCATCGAAAGGGGTTTCCACCCGTTCTTGAGCAAACTTTGTGTGTCTTTTGAAATTCATCAGGAAGTGACTAAAGGTGGGTTGTCCTGTGCACCAGGTGTCAGCCACCCCAGTCGCCGCAAGTTTCACGGACATCTCTGATATAAGTGGGTAAAATTTTAATAAACAAAAAATGTGCGTTCTAGTAGATATGAATCTTCAGTTGAGGAAGTTCAAACCCGAAACCATGGCTGACGACAAGGTGTGTGTATTCATAGGTAAAAGAGGTACGGGTAAATCAACGTTAGTGGCGGACATCCTCTACTATAAAAAGCATATACCAGCGGGTCTCGTTCTCTCAGGCACAGAGGAAGGAAATCACTACTACAGTAAACACGTCCCTGACCTGTTCATCTATGGTGATTACGATAAAGAAGCCATCGAGAGGGCTATAGAACGTCAGAGAAAACTCGTCAGTGCTGGGAAAACAAATTGTGGATGCTTCCTATTGTTAGATGATTGTATGTATGACAACAAATTTCTAAAAGACACGTGCATCCGACAATGTTTCATGAATGGACGACACTGGAAAATCTTCTTTATGCTCACAATGCAATATTGTATGGACCTCCCACCAGCATTGAGAGCAAATGTAGATTATGTGTTTATTCTTAGAGAAAACATTATTCAAAATAGAGAAAAGCTCTATAAGAGTTTCTTTGGTATATTCCCTTCGTTTGAAATGTTTAACAAAGTCATGGATGCGTGCACTGAAAACTACGAGTGTCTTGTGTTAGATAACACTGTGAAATCAAATAAAATCACAGATTGTGTCTTCTGGTACAAAGCCAACATCAGGAAAAACTTTAGAGTTGGTGCACCTGAACTATGGGCCACACACAAGAAAATGTACAACCCCAAACACATGGAACAACGCCAGGGAGACCCGAAAAAAATGAATAAGAAAACTGCGCTCACAGTCGTTAAAAAGAAATGAGACCATATTTTAGAATGGCCACAGACCCAGTGATTACGACATATGACCTCAGTCAACAACAAGATGGTATGGTGAGTTTAATGGCTCCACCACCACCACCGGCTGAACAGCCTTCTACAGCGTTTGTTGTTGATGAAAAAAATGTCCGTAAACAACAAAAAGAAGAGATGGATTCCACCTCCATCGCTGATATCATGGAACCCGAGCAGTCCCCGATGATGATGCCTGCCGCTGCCGACCCCAGGATGCAAGGTGTGATGCCGCAAATGACTGCACCGCAAGCGGGTGCGCCGACTGGTTTCGCCCAACCTGTCGCCCAGGAGAAGAAGGAAGAGTCTAAAAACCCGCTCAATCTCACGGATGACCAAATGACCGCTCTGTTCGTGGCGGCGTGTGCTGCCCTGGCGGTGAGTAAGCCTGTGCAAGACAAGCTCGTGACCGCTGTCCCCAAGTTCCTTAATGAACAAGGGGGCAGAAGCGCTGTTGGCTTGGCGGCTACGGGTGCCGTCGCCGCGGTCGTGTTCTACTTTGGTAAGAACTACGTGATTACGAATTAGCTATTCCATCCCAGATTACTGTAGATGGAACGGTCCAATCCCAAATAATAGGTACTCACTGTACCGATAATGAAACTGGCCGTCAATAAGCCACTCGCTTTAAGTGTCTTCTTGGCGTCTTTACCGAATTCATCCATATCCTCACGAGTCTTCTTAAACAGCTGGTGGAACATGTACGTGACAACTAACGCGATGAGCGTCGCCGTGAAGAAGAAGCTTCTGTCAACGGCCAGACGAGGCACGCGGTTCACCACAGTACGCAACACATTCGGCACGACGATTGTCATAAGAATGAGACGCGCTGGGTAGTTTTTCACTACGACAGGGAGCAGTGCGATGTAATACACAACGAGCCAGTAAAAGAGAGCCATGAATAAATCTTTAGGCGCAGTCTGAGCCATATCTATATACTATAGTACACACATAAAAGTTTTTTCACTTGTCCTGAATATGTTGCCCACAAAACTTCGTCTTCTGTGGTATTTTTTCATAAATACCAAGGGATGACGCCATATCTCTGAGCTCGATGTAATTGTTCCAGTAGTTGTCGCTGTGGTCATACTCTGGCACCGTGCAGTGGGCTAGCTCGTGTAAGAGGATGTGGAAAATTTCATTCACTTCACCATCTAAACACACACCGAGTTCAAATCCTTTGTTGACGTTGAAACCGAGGGACCCATCCCACATTCTGTAATACGCGGTGAGAGGCATCGGTTCGTGGAGCATTGGATATTTCCCAGTCGATTTCAGGTGTTCCCTGAGAGTGGTGTACTTTTCACGCACACTGACCAACTCCGGGGGTTCATGGGTTGTCCTGAAAATATAGATGTTGATGATAATTAACAAAAACAAAACTATCATTTTCTATTATAATAAGTAAATATAAATTTAGAATACATTTGTGTCACTTCATGACCTCTCAATGGTTCCCAATGGACGAGGTAAAACCCATGGTTTTCCAATGTCGTCACCAATCGGTCCTTGTACGCCACGGGCTCTGACTTGGCACCATCTTCATAATAGGGGGTATCTGCCAAGTTGACGAATAACTTTTCACCATAACCACCTTGTGGTGTCTCTTTCATCAAAAAAAAGTTTCCAAGTGTGTCTTGATATGGTGTGCGCATAATGACTGTTTCCGAGTCTGGTATGATACCCGCCAATGTTCCACCATGTTTCATTCTTTTTTTTATTTCTTTCACACTTTCATAAAATAATTTTTCATTTGAAAATATATAATGTAAACTGAAATTATAACATATAATGTCATACATTCTGTTTTTAGGACACCCCCTGATGTCCCCTTCATAAAAGTTGACACGCATCTTCAACCCTTCCGCACGACGCTTTGCCTCCTCAAGGGCCTGTGCGTTTGGGTCACACATGCTCAAGTGACGCACACCCGCGTGTTTCCACTTCTGAAGGTCGCCACCGAAACCACATCCCACGTCAAGAACCGTTGGGTTGTCTCTTCCAATTGTAATTGCTTCTATTATTTCTCGCTTAAAGAGATTGTGCGTTTTTCTAATGTCCTCCATTGTGGGGATGGCTCACTTAATAAGCGAGTCTCTATTTTAAGCTCTTGTAGTGTAGTGGTCATCACTATGGACTTTGAATCCATAAACCCTGGTTCGAATCCGGGCAGGAGCTCACATGCTTCAGTAGCTCAGTTGGTAGAGCGCGGCACTTGTAATGCCGAGGTCAGGGGTTCGAGCCCTCTCTGAAGCACTTTGCCCAATTAGCTCAGTTGGTAGAGCGCACGCCTTTTAAGCGTGTGGCCGTGGGTTCGAACCCCACATTGGGTATTTTTTACTGCATCCCTTCGTACGGGTACTTGTGCACCCAGAGATTGCACACCCACTTTTCACCACTCTTCACAGGTTTGCCACCGTGCCATGCCTTTCCTGTGATGAGTTCATAGTTGTCCAGGTTTTCAAACAGGAGACAGTCCCCTTTTTTTAAACGATACTCTTTTTTCATGCGCGGGAACGCCGTCTCCCCACCTTCATACTCTTCGTTTAACGCGATAATGAACGTGTACATACGGGGGTTTGTACCATTTTTAAAAGCATCGTAATGGGGTTTATAAAATCCACCTGGGCGATAACGCAACACCTGCAACTGTTCACAGTTTTCAAGTGGGCGGTCGGTGTGTTTCAAACATTTTTTCATCAGTTTACCAACGACTGGGTCATCTTTAGGAAGCCACGCCGTCTCACTCTTTCTGATATGCGAGTTCACCTGATGGTTGCCACCAACGGTGGATGGTTTAAATCGCCCCTTAGCCTTATCTTTCAGGTATTCACACTCCTGGTCTGTGAGCACGTTTTCAATCACAACGGGGTGTTGATACCTGGGTAGGAGGAAGAATACTAAAAGTATCAGAGCCAGTATAAGAATCATTACTCTTACATTACACTTATATTTTTTCTATATGATATGGAGTCACACACCCATATCTCTTATGTATACTCGTGATGGTTTCATTGGTGTATTGTATCAAAGGTACCATCACCGCACGTACGTCTTCAACAGATTTACCTAAAACATATTGGCGCAACTCATCAGAACATGTGTCTAAGAACATCCTAAATATATGAGATACATCTACCGCCTTGTTGTGTTGCTTATCTTTCCTCTGCAACTCAATTTTAAAAGCATCTTCATCAATTTCATTCAACATGTATTGAATACGTAAATACATATTATCCACAGGAGTCGTCGGCCAACGCCATCCCAACTCTGCCTCTATTCGTGACAACGACATTCGCAGCTGTAACATGTCATACTGTTCTGCGTTGTATCTCCTGAGTTCACCGTATGACGGGAGACCACCACATGGAATGTCTCCATTTTCCCTATTTAATGTGTTGTTGCGCCTCTTGAACTCTATGTAATGTGGGTTGTGAATACGCCCTAGCTCAATGACCCCACTGCGCCAATCGAATGCTGTATGACACGAAGGACACCACATTTGAGAACATCCAGATAACTTTTGTATAATCTCACCACACTTTGGACACGGTTTCGTATCCTTCTTCAAAAGGTCCATCGTCTTCACAGCCTCTGGGTCGCACGTGTGTCCATCACCAACCAACTCATTACACGCTTCGCAAAATGTGTGACGACATATACCACAATACCACGTGTCATCTAAAAAACCTTTACACCCCCCTGTCGGACATTTGCGTAGGAACTGCCTGACACGGTCGCCACCAATCACATATCCTGCGCGCAACTCTTCATATTCTAGTAAAAAGTTTGTATACTCACCGTGAAGTTGCAAAAGGTCTGGGTGTCTCTCAAAATGTGAATCGTCTCGCACAGGTATTGGTATTCTGTACCGATTATACAATTGTATCAGACGCGAACGAACGTCCTGTATGACAGTGCGAAGGTCACGCATCTTCAATATTCGCTCCACATGGGGCTGGGTCTCTGGGAACAACGCCTTCTCCCTTTCAAAAAGAACGTTTTCTCTATGACGACGAAAGTCGGTGTTGCG